CAGGTTACTCTTCCACGTATCCCTGCTATTGCGTCGGGTACGGTTACTGCTAGCTCTGCTGGGCCTGCTGTGTTCACTATCCAGTTCCCGCCTGGGCGTTTCTCGAGCGCACCTCGTGTTGTGGCCTCGGTAAGGTCAGCGTCGGGTGACTTCACTTGGGATACACCTAAACCATATAATGTCACAGCGACACAGTTTCAAATGTTCGTGAAGAATGGTCGGGGCTGCGACTTCGACTGGATAGCGATCGAGAACGGCTAATGATTAAATGGCAGTCTTTTGCCGCTCTTGACGGCAGGCCTCTAACTGAGCTTCCCGGGCTGTCCGTAAAATCAAGCCTGTCATCTATCATTGGGCGGGGAGACTCCGTGACTGTGAGTCTCCCCGTCTGTGATAGGTGGCCTGCTAACTGGATGGATGGCACTCAGCCTATGCGTGCTGTCCTGGCAGCTATAGAAGACAACCTGGTTCTGTGGGCTGGCTGGGTAGAGAAACGCTCATACGGGTCAGGTGAGTCCATGGAACTGACTCTACAGCCTGCCGAAGAGTGGCTTAAGAGGAATTACATCCCTGAGCTCACTTTCAGGGATCAGCGATACACGACTATTGCTAGAGGTATAGGCCTGGATCGCCTGGTAGCTCAGTTTAATGGGCGTATGGATGAGGATCCCACCCTTGATTGGGGTGATAGGACCTACCGCGCTGACCAGGATATGACATGTCTTGCTGGTCTCCAGAATTTGATGAAGACTAAGCATGGTGCAGAGTTCGCTACGTCGTGGGAACTACATGCTAATGGCCACCTCGGTATTGTGGTCCACACCGCACACAGGCTTGGCGGTGTAGGCAAGGACACTGCTGGGGCCGCGGTGCTGTCTCAAGGGTCCTGGCAGAAGGTTGAGGACTGCTCTGACGGTAAAGGGGCCACCATTTGGCGTGCAGTGTCTAACAGGTCTGGGGATGAGCGCAAGGAGGTAGTTACCTCTAACGGACAGGTCTTGCAGTACGGGTGGCTTGAGCTTGAGAGACGGTGGTCACCTGACACGGGGTCAGTGGATGAGGCCGTTTTGAACCAGTACTTGTATGCAGCTAAGGATAGCCAGCAGTACGGCCTGACATCAATCAGTGTGGAGACGACTTTGGACCACTTTATGCCAGGCCGGGACTTCGTTCTAGGCGACTATGTTGATGTTGATATGACTAATCTTAGTAACCCTGAGCTGCAATTCAAAGGTAAAGCCAGGGTTATCGGGTGGGTATGTGACCCTGACCCCGTATCTGGTGAGATCACTAGGATTAAACCGATGCTTTCATTGGAGGATTGATGAGTTTCGACCCAACAACGGTCGATAGGCCGTCTAATGATCAGGGTATTCGTGAGGTAGTTAACCGCCTAGAGGGTCTCGAGAGCCGTATTAATGAGCTTACGGCCACGATCGGTGGGGAAGGGGCGGTCTATAACCGGTCTCTGTTCCACGTGAAAGGTCACGCGAAGTTTGACGGCACCCTCGAGATCGCCGAAGGACTGATCGGTGATAAGGCACTCAAGTCTCAGATCAGTGTTGATGCAGGTAATTCCCGTAATCTTGACTGGTCTCCGGTGACTAGCTGGACCACAGGGGTGTCTACGTTCGTTGTGGCCCCTAGCTGGGCTACTAAAGCGCTGGTCATAGCGGGCGGATCGATCATGCCTAACTATGACGCTAACGCTGGCACCCCTGCATGCTGGGGCCGAGTCGAGTGCAGGGGCCAGTACAGCCCTGATTTTCTGTCTTTCCTAGGCTCATCGGCTATCCCATCGAATATTTCGTGGCCATTCTTCACTGTACCGGACGAACGAGAAGGGGGGATTGAGGTTAATTGCCAAGCTAAACTATACAGTGGTAGTTCTAATAGAGGGGGACGTTGTTTTGTATCCGCTGTTGTTCTGTGGTTGAGGTGATATGTTGAGCCCTGAGACTATGGGTAGCCTTATCGGGGCTATCCTAGCGGGTATTTTAGCGGTCGGCTACAGCGGTGTAAAAGTATATAAAGCTATGTCAGGGTCACTTAAGCGTATAAAAGACCTTACTGCTGACCTTAAATCTGATACCGAAGCGCTGGTCTACGACAAGACTGATGCTGAGGGTAATACGGTTCAGGATAAGTTGAATATTCTACTTAATCAAGCTGACAAGACTAACACTGATCTAGAGATTCTTTCGTCTGCTACGGCGGAAATTAAGGGGGTACTGAACCGGCACGATAAAGAGATTGGCCGGTTTAACACGAATTTGAGCCAGCTCAACGAACGAGTATCGAATTCGGAGCGCATGTTGACTTCCAGGTTGGAGGAACACGGCCAGCGCATCCTGGCCGTGGAGACAAGGAAGGAGGGTTAAATGGGATATGTGTCTGTGGGCCCTAAATACAATGGACAGGAAGCCTACGCTGCTGAGATTCCAGCTAAGTGGTACAAGCTATTCAAGCGCTATATGGCTAAGTATCACCCAGATATCTCAGTTATCCTGATCCAAGCTAAGGGAGGCGCTAAGGCCAGCGCTGGAACGCACAGCGATGGCTGGGCGTTTGACTTTCAGAACTGGCATTTGACGTCTAGGCAGAATGAGATCCTGGTAGCTGAGTCACGCAGGTTTGGAGGTGTGGCCTGGGCTAGGTACCCTAGCCAGGGTTTCGAGCCTCATGACCATGTGGCCTGTGATTCTGGGGGCAGCTCAGATACAGCCTGCCAGTACCAGGTTGTTGCTGCTCATGCCGGGTACAACGGGCTGGGCTACCGTGGCCGTAAGGCAAGTGATAATCACCCTGCCCCTGCTAAGTGGGTGACTTGTGCCCAGGGTATTGGCATGATGGAGGCTATCCTGGGTGGATTCAAATCAAACGAGGAAGGACCAACATTGGACAAGAGCGAACTGATCCAGGCTGTACGTGAAGGCGTCGGTGGACTCAACTGGGGTAACGAGACGTTCGGTGCGTATCTCGGGCGTATGCAGGCTGCGTGCCAGACTGCTGCCTACTACGCCCATCAGGCAGCTACTCAGACTGCACCCATCACCCGGCCAGGCGATCCGTCTGCTGATAGCCGAGGGCAGGTTGTGATCCGCCAGGAGATCGCTGACGCTAAGACTCGCATTACTGCGGTGCAGGCTCAGATGGAGGAGCTGCGTAACTCTATCTCTGTGCTGGCTGATCTGGTGCGGGGCCTGGCTCCTCGGGATCCCGGCGTCACTGCCTGATAGCGCGTTAGCCTGAAAGGAGGTGTGGTCCCCTGGTAGATAGTATCAGTGGACTCCCTCAATGAAAGACTACTTGAAAAAGAAACCGCTGTATGATTACAGGTCATACGGTGGGTGGGGTATTCAGCGTCCTGAGCACGGTACTCTAGGTCGATTCGACCCGGCTATGACTAAGCTACTGCCTGATGGCCGCACCTTCGAGTTGAAGATGCAGTTCGACAGGCCGGCCTACCTTATGTATGTGGAGGCAGGGGCCACACACGAGACTGCTCTGCATAACTCACTGCGGTGTGGTTCATGGGCATCCCTCTACAACGTCAAGGGTGAGGGCTACTGGTCCATGTGGGTCAAGAACCCACCGTCCTGGACCACTGAAATGGTAGCTATGCTGTGGCCTGAGGATGATACACAGTGGCCTGAGGGTGAGATCAACTTCATGGAGACTCAGTCTGACAAGACTAAGACTCAGCTGAATCTCCACTGGCCCTCGCCTAAGGACCACTCTCCGCAGCACTGGCCTCAGGTCATCGACCTGGATACCCGCCAGTGGCACAAGTATGGGGTACGTATCTACCCTGATTGCGTACGGTGGTTTGTGGACGGCAAAATGGTGAGACACCTCGACACTGAGTTCTCACCCTACAATACCCGCCTGCACTTCGCTGTGCAGTGTGGCGTGAATCAAAACTTCGGGGTGATGTGGCACAAGGACATCGCCTGGGAAGAGAATATGTACATCATCCCTGAGAGAGCTCCAGGGATACTGTAGTTAGGAGACACATGGATATTACTACGCTCGCCACTGTCCCGGCTATGCTCGCTATCGTCGAGCTCCTGAAGCGCCTCGGTCTACCGGCCAAAGCTGCTATGCCGGTGACTGTGATCTTGTCCGTTGCTCTGGGACTTGCTCAGACCTTCCTTGGAGGTGATCCTGTCTACCAGGCTGCCGCTAAGTACCTGCTGATGGGTCTCGGTGCGTGTGGCCTCTATGATGCAGCTAAGATTGCATCCCCTACCGTGGAGCAGAAGAACACGTTGGACACTACTATCCCTCGTCGTGCTGAGGCTCCTGAGGTGACTGCCTAACATAAAATAACCCCCTACCT